AAAAACAAACACTATTCTATTCCAGAAGATCGTTTAGAAAGGCAGTGTGGCGGTAAAAATGGGTTTGATGATTTTGTTGAAAGGTTTGATGAATGAACATAAATAACTTTAAATAAAATAGGTTAAATGTGTCCGATTTCAAACATTTTAAAGATCTCAGTATAACATTTAAGCCTCATCCTGTTACAGGTGATTTAATTGTCGTAAAAGATGAGGCTGATGTTAAGCAATCAATAGTAAATTTACTTCTTACTAATAAAGGAGAGAGATTTTTTAATTCTGATATTGGTGCTTCAATTACTGAACTTTTATTTGAAGCTTTGGATTACGGCACTGCATCATTAGTCCAATCTTATATTAGTGATACGTTGAATAGATATGAGCCAAGAATTCGTATTTTATCTTTATCAACAGTTCCAAATTTTGATGACAATGGTTTTGATGTAGATTTAGAATTTGAAATTGATGGTAGGGAAGATTTACCAGTAAATGTTAGTTTCTTTTTAGAGAGAACCCGCTAAATGGCTTATACACAGCTCACAAATCTAGATTTCACTCAGATTAAAACAGCACTTAAAGATTACCTGCGATCACAGTCTGATTTTACTGGATATGATTTTGAGGGCTCTACTTGGAGTCATTTACTAGACGTTCTTGCGTATAATACTTATTATACGGCATTTAACACCAATATGGTGGTGAATGAACTGTTTTTAGATTCGGCAACTTTGAGAGACAACGTTGTTTTAATTGCAAAACAACTTGGTTACATACCAAAATCAATTACATCGCCAAAAGCTGTTGTAAATTTTAATGTAAATTTTAGTGGTTCATCACCGAGCACAATTACATTAAAAAAAGGTTCTGGATTTGTGACCACATATGATGGAAAAATGTATAATTATGTTGCAACAACAGATTACAAACAAGTAGTAACAGGTGGAGTAGCGCAATTTAGAAATGTTCCTATTCACGAAGGTACTGTAATTACAGATTCATATGTTGTTAATACTTCATTAACTTCTCAAAAATTTATTATTGACAATCCATCAATTGACACAACCACAATTATAGTAAAGGTATTTCCTTCACAATCTTCAACTAATTATGTTTTGTACGATCAAGCTAAAAATATTTTAACAGCGACTCCTAATTCAAACATCTATTATATTAATGAAATTGAAGATGAAAGATATGAAATTGTGTTTGGGGATGGAGTTTTAGGAAGAAAATTACTTCATAATGAGTATATTGAAATATCTTACTTAATTACAAGTGGTCCAGAAACTAATGGAGCTAAAGTCTTTACCTTTAGTGGCGTTTTGGAAGATGATTCTGGTAATTCAAATTATTCAATTTCAATTACGAATTTACAGACAGTTTCGGCTTCAGAAGGTGGAGAAGAGATAGAATCAATATCAAGTATTAAATATAACGCTCCATTAAACTATGGTGCTCAAAATCGAGCCGTTACTTCATCTGACTATAGCGTTATTATCAGAAATATATACCCAGCGATAGCAGATATTATTGTATACGGGGGTGAAGAAGCTTCTCCTCCCGAATATGGTAAAGTTAAAGTAGTCATAAAACCAGAAAATACAAGTAGGTTATCAAATTTCACTAAACAAGATATTATCAGAAAATTAAAGCCCTATATGGTTGGTTCGGTGACGTGCGATATAGTAGATCCTTCAATTGTGTATATTGAAGCAAATAGTTCAGTATTTTATGACACATCAACAACTACATTATCTCCTATTGAAATAAAATCGAAAGTTTTAGAATCAGTACAGAATTATTTGAGTTTATCAGAAACAGAAAAATTTAATGGTAAATTTAGATACAGTAAATTTGTTTCTGTTATTGATAATGCAGATCATTCAATAAGATCAAATAGAACTAGAATAAATCTGAGAAAAGATTTTTATCCTTTGCTGAATACAAAATCTTATTATGAACTTTGTTTTCAAAATGAGTTTGATCTCGATTGCGATATTCCTAGTGTTACTTCAACTGGAATGGTGGTAAGCCAATATCCTAGTTATACTACGTATTTGGAGGATCGTAATGGCAAAATGGTACTATATAGAATAGATTCTGGTCGTAACGAAAAAATAGTTCTCAATAATTTTGTGGGAACTGTGGATTATATGAAAGGTGAAATTAAATTAAATGATTTAACGATTATAAAGGGATCATATGATGATAATAAAATACAAATAAGAGTAAGACCAAGATTTAATGACATCATTGCATCTAGAAATGTATATCTAGATGTTGATATTGAAAACAGCAATTTTACTGCATATCCAGAGTAAGTTAAATGTATAAAACTAACAGAAAAATTTCAACTTTAGTTGAATCGCAATTACCAAGTTTTATTGCTTCTGAATATGAATATTTTTCGAAATTTATTGAAAAATATTATCAGCATTTAGAATCTACTGGAAATGTATTAGATATCATCAATAATATCACAACATACACTGATATAGATTTTTATGAAAGTGATGTATTCACAAAATATACTACAGTAACTTCAAATTTTTCGGCTTCTGCTAATACTATTACAGTTGAAGATGCTAGCACATTCCCGAAAGAAAATGGTTACATAAAAATTGATAATGAAATTTGTTTTTACCAAGATAGAACAGATACACAATTTCTGAATGTAAGTAGAGGAGTAAGTGGCACTACAAAATTAGGCGATTTATACGAAAGCTCTACTTTTGTAACTACAAATTCAGCATCACATTTTTCTGGTGCAAAAGTATATAATTTAAGTAACTTATTTTTATATGCTATAGCAAAACATTTTGAAAATCAATATTTAAAAAGTTTTCCAGAAAAATATTTAAATGATTCGGTAAACAAAAGATCTTTAATTAAAAATATAAAGCAATTTTATCAATCAAAAGGTACAGAATCATCAATTAAGTTTATTTTCAATTCTATTATATCGAACACAGCTAATAATGTTCCAGAAGTATTTTATCCAAAAGATAGTACATTAAAATTATCAACATCTGATTGGTCTAGCACTTATTCAATTAGAGTTAAAGTTCTTTCTGGAAATGCTTTTAATTTATTAGGAAAAGTTATTCGTCAAGATGTAAACGGCATAATTTCTTCTGCTGTAGTCGATAATGTTTTCCAAAGAAATATATCAGGAACTTCTTTTTATGAGCTTGTTTTAGCTCCAGATTCTGTAACTAGAGAATTTAAAATTGCTTCGAAAACAAAATTAAGAACAGAATTATTAAGCACAGAAACTAATAGAATTAACGTCAACTCTACGTATAATTGGCCTAAAATAGGCAGTTTATCGATAAATGACGAAATTATAAATTATTCGGTTCAAAATATTACACAACTTTCTATAGTATCAAGATCAAATCCAACTACACAACCAGTAAATTCTAATGTTTACAGTTTATCAGAACAAATAACATGTGATGATGTAAAATTTATTATATTTGGAGTTTGGTATAATCCTTTATATACTGACAATATTACATATTGCTCAAAAAATGACTCTATACAATTCAATACTTTTGGAGTAACATCTAAAGATCCAATAATTTACAATAAAACTACAAACAGTAATAGATGGTTATTCAGTAATACATCACCAAATGTATTAAATAATCCAACAATTCAGCAGGCTGTATCAAAATTTTCTGTAGATGTATCAGCAATTTTTGAAAATTTTGAGTACTATTATATCTGCTCATCAGGATTGCCATCACATGAAATTTTAAATAGTCAAGTTTCCCTTATTCCATCAGAACAAAAAATACTACGCTTAATTAAAAAATCTCCATCTACAACAACAGAAATATATAAAACCCCTTCCAGAGACGTAGGTATTTTTGTAAATGGAGTTTTAGCTTATGGATGTAAGGATGACGAGTACATTTCTTACGGGAAAATTATTTCTTCGGAAATATTAAATAGTGGATCTGGTTACACAGAAGCGCCATACGTTTTAATAGATGGGCAACCAGGAAAGGCAATTTCGTCTATTGCAGGTGGTGTTGTAGAAAATATTCAAATTACAACTAATGATATTTTTTCATCAACTCCAAGTGTAGAAATAGTTTCGGGAAGAAATGCAACGGCAAGAGCTGTTGTAACTAAAGATACAATTACAAGTATTAAAATAATAAACCCAGGAGAATATTATTCAGCTCCACCTAAAGTAATAATTACAGATTCAACTGGAAAAGGAAAATTTGCAGAATATAAAGCAGTTTTAAACTCTTACGGGCAAGTTGTAAATTTCATTCAAATTAATGAAGGAAAATTTTATAGTCAAGGGAATGTCAACGTAGAATTAGTAGAAGATGCTAGAGGAACAGAAGCAAAAGCGAGAGTAGAGATAAAAAAATGGTATAAAAATAGACATTATATAAATTCTACTAAATTAGATTCTTCGAACGGCTATTTATTTCAGGATTTTGGTTCGGTTAATTTGTCAAATAAAACATATGGATATGGTTATGTGGCAAATCCAAAAAGATTGAGATATTCTTTATCAGATAATATACAAGAAAATTTAACAGATGAAACTTTAGTTAAAACACATTCTCCAATATTAGGATATGCATATGATGGCAACCCAATTTATGGTCCATATGGGTACTCAAATCCATTAGATAACTCTTCTCCAATTGTGAGAATTGTTAGTGGGTATGTTCAAAATAACACTAGAACTTTTGGACCTTCTACTACTCAATACCCAATAGGATCCTTCGTGGATGATTTTACGTGGGTTTCCACAATAACTTCTGGTAAAACATCATTAGATAAAAATAATGGAAGATTTTGCGTAACTCCAGAGTATCCAAATGGAACTTATGCGTATTTTATAACAATTACTACTAATAACACTCCAGTATTTCCGTATATTTTAGGAGAAAATTATTATTCACTCCCAACTGAATTAAATTATTCATCAAGTATTTCGCAAGATAATTTACCAAAAAATATAACTAGAGTAAAAAATTATACAGAAATTAATGGTATTGGAGCAAAAGCTGTAGTTGATGAAATATTTACTGGATCTATTGATAAATTTGATGTACAATATTCAACACAATATTTTAAAGTTGGAAGTTCTTTAATTATTGATAATAATCAAACAGAAGGTAAAGATATACAAGCTAAGGTTTCTTCTGTAAAGGGGAAACCAGTATCTTCTATAGAATCACAACAAACAAAAACTGTTTTGTTAACTACGTCAAAACCAGTGTATTTTTATGATGGAGATTTAGTAACACAAAATTCTACAAATGCTACTGGCACAATTGTCGGCAATATTTTTGATTCAAATACTGTTTTACTTCGTAATGTAAGTGGAATATTCAATACATCTAATTTAATATCATCAAGTACAAATGTAATTAAAATAATTACTACAGAAAATTGTATTTTTAGTTCTGGAGAAACGTTATATTTAACTAATAATGATAATTCAACATTAGCTACTGGAATTATCTTGAATTCTATATCTTTCCAAAACACAATAAAAGTTAAAGTGTTGACAGGACAGTTTTCTGCTGTCAATACACACTATCTAAAGAGTTCTAATTTAAATGATAGTACTGGTATTTTTATATCTTCTATTGAATCTATAAGTCAAGGTATACAATTAACCAATTTAAGTGAAAATGTGGCATTGGTATCTACGACACAGCCACATAATTTATCAGTTGGAGATATTGTTAACATAGATATTAATCCAAATGATCAAACAACAGAAACAACATATTATGTAAGGAAAAAATATTATCAATCCATAACATTATCTACACCTTCTATTAATTCTCAAATTGATAGTACAGGAATAAGCAGATATGATTATTTAAATGGAGGCTATGATTACACGACTGGTGAATATCTTGATGTAGAATTAATATTTAATGATACCACAAGTATAAGGCAAAATGTGGGAAATGCGGGAAATATTAATAATGCTAGAGCAAATATCACAGTAAATAATATAAATGGTACTGGAAGAGGAATAGCAAAGATTGATTCTATTACGTTTGAAGGATCTGGTTACAAGAAAGGAGATGTATTAACTGTAGCAGATGAATCATTGACTAGATTACCTAATAGTCTTTCTACTCAAAGATTATTACTTGTCGTTGATCATGTTGGATTCTCGAAAGAACAAACTATTCTTACAGTGAGTAATGTTAATAATATTTCT